AGCAACGATTAAGTAATGCGTAGCTACACCCGATACGCCAATTTGACCAGCGTAAAACCCACCACCAAATGCCTGACCAATAACTGTCGGTACAGTTGGCGCAAACGACCTCTGGTTTTGAAAGACAACTTGTAAAGCACCACTCATGTCAATCCACTCCCTGAGATAAGCCAATCTGTAGAAGTTATTTTAATAGCCGTTGCTGAACCATACTGAGCAAGACTGCGTGATCCAGTAGTTCCAGCAGAAGATAAATACATTGTGTCAGTAGTAATTGCAATCGTCACCACTTGAGATGTCATGTTGATAAATGTGATTGCAGTTCCAATAGGATAAGCAACAGAACTGTTTGCAGGGATTGTGTATGTCCTTGCATTGGCATCACCTGCTGGGTGCAGTATATGCTTACCAGCATCTGCAAGCACTAATGTGTAGGCAGCACTCTGGCTATTTTGTGGGATGTTTTTATATCCAACTTCATTTGTTCCATCTACTGTGCAACTGCTTAATTTTCCTCTAATATTGCCGTAAACAGTCAGGTCTTGCTGTACGTCTAAAGACGCAACAGAGGTTGGGCCTGTCAGTTGGATGTCAATGCTTGGTACTGTGTACTGGAATATGCTGTCGCTAGTCGAGCCAGCAATATACATCTTTGTGCCATCGGGTTTAATGTAAATGCCATTAGGAGTTGCTTCTTGACCAGAAATACTAAAAACATTAACAAACGCTGATGTACTGATGTCCCAAGGCGTTGTCAGGTTGTAGACATTAACGTCATCGCCCGTACTCCCAACAATAAACATCCGTGAGCCATCGTTTGTAAAGGTTACAGCATTAGGAACTGACTCTTGGCTCGATACTGAAAATGACTGCAAGAATGTTGCAGTTGATACGTTCCAAGCTGTTGACAGCGTGTACTGGTATACGGCATCCCCAGTAGAGCCAATTACATACATGGACAAGCCGTTTGGCTTAAAAGAAAGACCGCTGGGGGTTAAGTCTTGCCCTGCAACAGAAAAAGAAATGCTGTCGTAAGACGCTGTGGCAACAGACCAAGGGGTGCTTAGTGTGTATTGAAATACGGTGTCGTTGGTTGAACCAAGCACATACATCTTTGTGCCATCAGCACGGAAAAATAATCCTGTTGGAAGTGTATCTTGGGAGGCAACAGAAAACACAGTTGAGTAAACCGCTGACGAAACAATCCAAGCCGTAGATAGGTTGTACTCGTTAACATCATCTCCAGTTGAGCCAATGACATACATCTTCAACCCATCAGGGCTAAAGAACAGGTCGGTTGGTGATGTTTCCTCCCCCGCAATAGAGAAAGACACGCTGTCGTAGCTTGCACCAATCACGTTGACGTTGCTCAGGATGGTGTCACCAAATTGGCGTAAGCGACCAGCAGAATCTATGCGAACACGCTCAGTAGGAGTCGCCGCACCATCAGCGGTAGTGCTGAACACCAAGCGTCCTGGCATATCGCTTGTGCCAGTTGTTCCGTCTACTACTGCCAATATTTCAGCCGCCCGAACAAAAGCAGTTCCGTCAGCCGCCCCAAATGTAACCTTACCTATTGAATTACCCGAGTTAAGTGCGGTGTATGTGCCAATGCCTCCTGAACCTGCACGATTGATTTGCAACTGAGGAACAGCTGCTCCCCAGATGTTTATAGACTGCGCTCCTGAGTCACTAGTTGCGTGTACTTGCAATTGAGCCGTTACACTTTCCGTAGTTGCAATTGCGGTAGTATTTCCAATTACCGCTTTGCCATTTGCATCAATTACAAAAGGCGTTGCATCAGGATTAGTTGTGTCTTCCACCAACAAAGCATTACCTGTACCAAGCTGAGTGATACGCAGAGCAGCGTTGGTGTTGTCTGTAACCGAAACAATTTGATTAGCTGAAAATGTATTTGATACCGCAGTACCAGCCACTGCCAAATTAGTTCTAGCTGTTGCCGCATCTGTTGCGTTAGTACCGCCATTTGCTACCGCTAAAGTCCCTGCCAATGTGATTGTTCCAGAGGTTGTAATTGGGCCACCAGAAGTTGTCAGGCCAGTTGTGCCACCAGAAATGGCTACGCTTGTAACAGTTCCAGAACCACCACCTCCACCACCACCCGCACCACCGCTAGTAACGATTTTGATTCGTTCTTGCAAATCTTGAGAAACAACTTCACCAACATTTAAAAGTTTGCCATCAGACAAACCAATGATTAGAGAACCGTCAAAGTCAATATGTGCATCACTTACAGAAACACCATCTACTCCATCTACTCCATCTTGACCTTTTGGGCCTTGTAAACCTTGTTTACCATTGAGTCCATCTTTACCATTACGTCCGTCTTTTCCATCACGACCATCTTTGCCATCAATGCCATTACGACCATCTTTGATAGTTGAGACTCGTTTTTCAAGAACATCAGTTACGTTGTCAAACTTCTCACGGATGTCTGTGTCTATTTTCTTGAGTGATTGGATAACTAATTGAGCATTCTCAGCGGCTTTGCGCTGTTGCATCTGTTTGACTTCTGAAACAGAATTGTTAACAGCATTAAAGATATTATCTGCAATGCCATCAACATTAGAGTCGTTGAAGATTTTATCGATTGCCATTTGCCAACTCCTGATTCAAGTTTTGGAGAAAGTCATTCTCCATATCTACCACGTTGCTTTTTGCATTGTTCATCTGCAACTCAACAATTTTACTCTTGTTCTTGATGTCAGCTTCTTTCAGCATCAACTCAGCAATCTTGACCCGTTTGTCAAACTCGTTGGATTCGTTGCCTTGAGGAAGATTCTTTGTAGTCGAGGCAATGATCTTGGCTTGAACTTCTTGGGGCATTAACTGAGTTTCGGTCATCAGTTTAGTGGCTTCTGCTCTGTTTTGCTCGGCTTGCGTAGTTTGAACAGCAATCTGAGCCTGTTGTGCTTGCAATGCCAACTGTTGCTGAACTTGTTGCATCTCTTGTGCTTGTGGGTCAGGTTGGCTCATCTGATCCAAAGCACCCATAAGTTCAAATCGGTTGCTCAAGCTAGAGTTATTCAAGATGCCCTTCAAGATCAAAGGCAGAACTGGCGTATTAGGGCCAAGTGTCTGGAGTAGACCAATGAACTGCTGTTGTTCATACTCACGGGCAATGATTCCAAGCGTAGCAGTGGGGATAAACCTCATGTCCACACTAGGATAACGCTCAGGATCAAACTGCATATAGCGGAAAGATGCCTTTTGGATGAACGGAATCAAGAAGTCTTCTTGGAAGTTAACCAAGGTTCTCTTGTATTTCTTGATGATGGTGGCTACTGCCATGCTCATACCCGCACCATCACGGTTTCCCTGACTAACCATGCCCTGAGAGTCCATTGTTCCCGTAGCCTGAAGGAGCATTCTCTCAAACTCTTTGGCAGTAGACAGGTTGTTAAGGCTTGTCTCACCAAACTTGAATGGATAAAGAATCTCTGATGGATTGCCGTTTACCAAGAACGCCTTGCCTGGCTTTACCTCAAACTTAGCACCTCTAGGAAGCCTAGAAGCATCTAATCCCATCATAGGAGAGGTTGTTAGGGCTAAAGAGTCCAAATGGCTTCGTACTTGAGCATCGATAGCCTTTTGCATATTGTAAGACTTCTCTACAGTACCTCGACCCAAGAGTCGATTAGGAACTGTGTCGTCTTGATACGCTAGAACAGGGCGATCCTTCATCATGTATGGGTTTTCTTCTGCTTTGAGAAGCATCCCACCATTGGCAATCACAACAATTGCCTCAACCATGTCTGAATAGTCCTCTGCATAGCTGTTCTCAGGGAACAACTCTTCGATTTCTTCATCTTCGTTTGTCAGATATTCACGGGGAACTAAGCCGTAATACGTTAAAAGTAATACTTTTTCATCCCTGTACTGAGAAACCTCTTGAGTAGGCTCTAAATCTGTGTCTTCATAGGTACTAGTGATGTTTACCTTGCGATAAATACCTTTCTCAATGCCTTCTACGATCTTGTGGATGCCCACATACTTCTCAATTGCCACACCCATACAGTCATCAATAGATGTTCCATTGGGGTCAAACAAGAAGTTCTTAGGATTGACGGGGACTATCTTGACCGCAATACGGTTTTTTTCCACAACACCAATGGCTGCTTGTCCAGTTTCACCAGGAATCGGTTGTGTAGCGGGTTCAAATATCTTCTCTGTCTTAACGACTATCTCACCAATGCCTGTGCCGTAGATTTCTGCCATCAACTCAATTTGGTCAATGGATTTACGGATTTTGTCTTGCTTAAAGTCTTCCATTAACTGGGCTTTAAGCATCTCTACGTCTAATGGATTGCCGTTTACGTCTTTAAGGTCGTCTTCAATGTCGAAGAACTCACCTTGACCAAAGATTGCTTCCATGATCTCAGCATGGCGAGTCTCTACGGCTTGTTGGGTAGCGGGTGTAACGATTCTTGAACGCTCTGACTCTCTAGTCTTATCCTCTGCCGCCCACTCGCCACGGAAGATTCTTTCGTATTCTAGGTAGTCATCAAGGAAGTTGACGTTTCGGTAGTCTCTCCAACGATCACAATGGTTAACAACGAATGACGTTAACTCTTTGTCATTCTGCGTTGGCTCGTCAAACTCGTTTTGATCCATATTAGACCCCTGAAATAATATCTAACGGTTGCCAATCCTCACTGTCATCCTCTTCCATGTAAGATGTAACAGCAAGTTGGTCAATGTAACTAAGAGAGTCTGGTAGGTCATCGTGAACCCCTTGTGCGGGGAATAGGATTAACTGATCTACGAACTCGTCCCAATCTTCTTCCGAATTTAACACAATTCTGCCATGCTCGAACCTTCCTTGCAATGACCAAATGATCCTATCTGCCTTTTTTCTATTCCCGTGGGTCAAATCTACGATATGGGCATAGGTATTGTTCTTTCGCATAAGGTCGCTCAGATAGGGTAAAACAGCGTTCTTCAACGCCCCCCTCTCTATCCCCACACTCAAAGGTTTGTAGTCCCTCATCGCCAATAGTATCTTAGAGGCTGTTTCTCGGATGTCCCATCTACCGTGCAGAATCTTCTCAACAAACCACTTTCCATCCTCTGTGACCTTGACGATAGAGATAGCAGTCTCATCTAAACGCTTCTTGGCATTAGCCGCTTGTTTGGCAACTTCCTCGAATCCCGCCAAGTCAACAGCGATGTAATACGACCCATGTTCAGGCTCTTCCCCGTACTTAATCCATTCTTCCTTGAAGATGTCAGACCCCGCATTGGTAAAGGATGCCATGTATTCTTGCTTAAAAGCAAAACTACTTAGGGTCTTTTTGGCAGATTCAATCTCTGCGGTATCAATCAAGGGGTTATCAGCAGTGGTGAAGTGCCACGACTTCCAATCAGGATCATCCTCTGACTCGCCTAGTTTGAAGGTATCGTA